ACTGGAGGTGCACCCACGCCCCCGGCCGGCTTCGTCGCACGGACCGCAGCGCCGGCAGCGCCATCAGGACATCCCCCAGGGACGCCCACCGGCGCACCAGGATACGCTCCCGCGCCCCGGGCTTCCCGGCCACGAGCCGCGGCCCATCGGCCGACCCCGCCACGGGCCGCACGCTCACGTGGATCATCGGCCGACCCCTTAGTTGGGCAGCGCCCGGATCGTCACGGCGATCTTGGCCAGCGTGTCGTCGGCGTAGGCCGGCGCCACGATCAGGAGCTGATCCCCGACCGCGAGGGTAGTCTCGGTGGCGCTAGTCAGCGTCGCCACCTTGCCGGCCGCGGCGAAGCGGAGCACGGCGAACTCGGTGCCGACCCCCGCGGGATCGGCCGCCAACACCTTCTGCAGCGAAAGATCCGTCTGGGCCGTGGCGGCGACCCCCGCAAGCGCCTTGACCAGCGAGCTGTCCGCCTTGATCTTCAGCGGCTTGTGCGCCGCGAAGCGCAACAGCACCTGGCTGGCTGTAGGCGCCGCCTCGATGCTCGTGCCGATGTCTACCGGCATCCCGTCGGCGGTCAGCTTCCCCTTGACGTGCCAGTCGCCCCTCAGTGTCCGTGCCATCTCTCGTTCCCTCCGCTCGGCCCTCCCGGAGCCGAGATCCTAAATCATCCGCGGCCGCAGATTGCGCAGCCGCCGGCCCGCCGGCCGGGTGTAGCGCGCCACCGCCGCCTCGAATTGGTCGTGGAGGCCGGTCACCTCTGCCTCGACGTTCGCGTAATCCACCCGGGTATCCCCGATGGTCCGCCCCTTGATGCGCCCGGTCGGCCGCCACCCCACGCGCTTTGCCGCCCGGAACGCCTGCTCGCCCGCCGCGGCCTCCCAAAGGTCGGCGGGAATGGAGGCCGCGTAGCCCCACTTCCCAGTCACCCCGACGTTCTGCCGGCCGACGGGAAAAACGTAGTCGGTCTGTAACCCCGGGATGCTCCCCCGGAGCCGGATGATGCGCGTGTAGGGGAGCCCCTGGTCGGTGCGGAGCACCACGTTGGAGAGCGTCTCCAGGGTCTCGGTGGGCGGCCCCAAGACCGTCACCGAGGTGAGCGAGATCATCTCGTCCACCTCTTGCTCCTGGGTGCCGCTGCCGTCGAAGTAGCGGACGGCATCCACGGAGTCGGCCAGCCACTGCCGGCCGGTGCGCGTGCCGACCTCGGCCTCCACCGCGGCCTTGACGCGCGCCTTCAGGGCCGTAGCCTGCGCCCCGGTGGCCCGCAGCGTCACCCCGATGTCGGCCAGGCTCGCGTCGACGTCGTCGCTCGTCGGCCATGCGGTGTAGGTGGCCATCGCTTATCCCTTCGGGGGCTCCGGCGGCATCCCGGCACCCGCTGCCTGGGCGGCGTCCGCCAGCGGCTCCCCCGTCACCCTCTCGGGCGCAGGCGCCGGGGCCCGAGAGGTCATCGCCTGCAGCTCCTTGTCGGTGACGACCGCGAAGCCCGGGCGCCCCTTGAAGTAGGCGGCCCCCTTGGCGTCCACGTCGGCCACCCCGACGAAGCGCCCCGTCCGCTGGTCGAGGATGGGCTCAAAGCGCGCCCCGGTCACCGGGCACTGCCAGGTGTCGAACTTCGTGCTGATTACCTTGGCCATACACCCTCCAGAGAGGGTGGGGGCGCCATCACGGCGCCCCCCACCCCGGTCAGGACCTACGCTCAGGCGAGCGTCACAGCGGGCACATCCAGCGTGCCGTGGTGCCACTCGGGCCCGTGGTCGATGCCCATCTGCCCGTAGATCTGGGTCTTACTCGAAGACCCGGTCTTGTCGAGGGGCTCCTCGAAGAGGATGCCCTTGCTCGGAACCTCCATGCCCACCAGGGCACACACCCCCAGGTTGGCCACGAGGAGCTTGTTGGCGGTCATATCCGGCTCCAGCACCAGGTTGAGTAGACCCATGCGGGTCCGGAGGGTGAGGATCTGCAGACCCGCGACCGTCACGGAGATCGGCGCCTGGGTGTAGCCCTCGTAGGCCGCCTGGCAGTTGTTGAACTGCGTGGCGTCCACGAACAGCGTCCAGGTGTTGTCCACCTGGTACCCAGTCGCGATCACGATGGTCCGCACCAGCTCCTCGACCCAGCTCTTGTAGGTCTCGGCGTCCGGCGCGGCCTCGGCGCTCTTGTCCACCGCGTTGGTGGTCACGCAGGTCAGCAGGCCCCGCGTGGCCAGCGCGTTGGCGGCGGGGTCCGCCGGGTTGGAGTAGACGCCCTGCAGGATAGAGTAGTTCAGGTCCTGGGCGACCTTCTCCAGCGCCCGGGCCACCTGGAACTCCGGCGTCCGCGGGTTCGCCGGCGTGCGCTGCGCGGCCCCCTGGGGGATGGGCACGACACCCGAGACGGCGTGCTCCCCCTCGGCCAGGTAGGTCACGTCGATGCTCTCGTGGAAGATCTGCACGGCGTTGACCGCCTGGGTCACCGCCGTGGTGATCGCCGTGGGGGCGTTGGCGCCCTCCAGGCGCGCCGGCTGGCTCGGCGCCGTCAGCGAGTAGAAGGTCCCCGTCGGGAACGTCCGGGACGTGGTCCGCAGCATCCCGCCGGTCAGGCCGCCGAGCTGGCGGAGCAGTGCGTTCGGGCGCTTCCCGGTGAGGAACAGCAGGCCGAGGTAATCGGCCGCGTTCGCCTTCGTCTGTGCCATGGTTGGTTTCCTCTCAGCTCACCGGCCGGCGCCTGGTTGGTCACTCGGCGGGCTGGGTGAGCCCCGCGGCCTCGCGCTTGATGCGGATGATGGCGTAGGTATCCCCGGCCTTCTCCGCCTCGACGAGGCGTTGTTCTACGGTCGGCCCCCCGGCGTTCGCGGGTTTGGTCACGGTGCCGGCGGGCGGCGCGGGCGGCTTGGGGGCATTGGCCACCAGGGGCGCCAGGCGCTTGGCCCGCTCCCGCATGGCGGCCTCGTCCGCCCCCTCGATCAGGTCGATGTGCTCCGCGGGGATCCCCGCCTCGGCGGCGATCCGGTTGCGCAGCGCCTCGGTCTTGCTGGCAACCAGCTCGCGCTCGATGGCGGCGAGCCGCTCCAGGAGCGCCTTGTCGGCCGGAGGCGGGTCGCCCTGCTTGGGGTCGCCCGGCTTGGGGTCGCCCGCGGGCGGGTCCGCCGGCTTGCCCGGCACCCGCTTCTCGATCTCCTCGATCTTGCGCTGCAGCGTCTCGATGATCCGCCGCTGCGCGTTCGCGTCGTTGTTCGCCGCCGGGTTGGCCGGCGGGTCCTGGTTGTTCACCGGGGGGTTCCCCGGGTCCACTCCCGGCGCCGGCGGGTTGGCCGGCGGGTTCGTAGGTTCTGCCATTCGTCACCTCTCCCGAGGGTAAGTGCCGCCTGTGCACCCGGCGGCCCGGGTAGTTGCGGCCCTCTACTCGTTGCGCGCGATGGCCGCGTTCGCCCACATCACGCACTCCTCCAGGGCGGTCAGCGCCAAAGACTGCTCCCTGCTCGGGGGCGTGTGCTTGACGATCTCCTCGGCCATCAGGCGCCCTGTCGCTCGCAGCATCGCGAACCGGGGGATCTGGGCGGCCTGCGGCGGGTGATAGGTAAACCGCTTCTCGATCTCGGCCTCGTCCATGATGCTCCTTCCGCACCCAGGAATCGCAAGGGGCCGCCACGGTCTCCCGCGCGGCCCCGACAACCACTCCCTCTTCGCCCTATCGGCCCTACTCGCCCGTGTAGGACGCGATGTTCACCGTCGCGACGCAGCCGTCGCCCGGTGCCGTCGCGGTGATCGACACTGCGTTCCCCACACTTCCCTGAATAGGCGGGTTGAACTGCTCCGCGTGGTTGCTCTCCGGAATGGAGCCCGCGATCAGCGCCCCCAGGTGCCCCGTCCAGATCGTGGTGCTGCCGTCCTTGACCGCCCACGTGGTCGACGCGTTCTGCCCTGTCACCGAAATGGAGATCGCCGTAATCAGGTGCCGCTTCCCCGCCACTGCCGCGCGCGTCGCCGTGGCCGCCGCATTGGCGCCCCCGGTCGTGGATGCGGGAGTCGCCGCCGGCAGCCCGGCAGGTAGCGGCGTCTCTGGGGACACGTGGCGCCGGCTCTTGGTCGAACCGCTGGTCACCTCGTAAGCTGCTACAGGCATCGTCTTGCTCCTCTACGGGCACGCCGGCATTACGCCGCCGCCTCCACGCCGTAATATCGCCGCTGGCTCTCCGGCACCTTGTCCGGCTGGGGCCTCACGCTCCCAGCGAACTGCCTTCCAGGGAAGGCCGCCAAAACTGAGACCGTGAAGCAAAACCCGTTCGGGTGGTCTGCCGGCACATTCTGCGGCAGGTAATTCCCCGCCCCGAGGCCGTCCTGGTCCTGTGACGCCCACACGTCGCAGATGTCGGGCCGCCTATGGGCGCTCGAGAGCCGCCACCCGACCGCCGTCACCCACGGCACCAGGCTCCCGTCCTCGCGCGTGACGCCGGCGACGTGGGCCTCCCGGTATGCGGTGTTGATCTCCGTCCGGGCGATGCGCTCTGCTCGGTAGCGGGCATTGTCAACGCCGTCGCGTAGGAGCTCGTCTCGGATGGGAAGCATCGCCTTGCGCGGCCCCTCGCCACGTGCGAGCGCCTCCAGGATGCCCCGCCGGATGCGTGCCCCGCCCTCGGTGCTCAGGTTCGTGAGGATCCCCGCAAGTCGCTGGTGCCTTGGGTAGAGCCGCAGGTACGCCCGCTCCAGCACCCGCGCAGGCACGGACCCGAAGCGCGCCCGGGCCTGGCCGGCCTCGGTCAGGAGCGTCAGCGCCTGATCGGCCGGCAGCGCGTGCCGGGCTCGGAGCAGGACATCGAGCGCCGCGGTCTCGCGCTCCGCGACGAGCCGAGCGGCGTCCACGATGCTCTTGTCCAGCTCCCCCTGGTAGCGCGCCCGGAACCTCTCCAGCTCGCGCTCCACCGAGCCCAGCAGCTCACGCTTGTAGCGGTCGCCCTCGATGCCCCGGGGGATGGTTCGGATCTCCTGCCGCAGCCGGCCGGCCGTCTCCCGCAGGACCTCCTCGATGGCCTGCACGGCGCCGGCCACCTGGCGCACCTGCTGCCGGCGCGTCCACCCCACCAGCGCCTCATACTCGCGCCAGGCGCTGTCCAGCTCACGAGTCGGGCGCATCCAGGCTCCATCTGTTTACCGAAACGGCCGATCCGTATAGCCACGCAGCCATCTGTTTACCGAAACGGCCGATCCGTATAGCCACGCAGCCTTACTGGTTAGGGTCTGGCGGCAGCGGGAAGAACTTGCTGATGGCCGCCGCGATCCCGTCCACTGCTTCCTCGCCCGCACGGCGCATACCGTTGAAAGCGGCGTCAAAGACGGCCTGTGTCAACAGGTGGGAGTCTCGTACAACGTCATCGAAGGCGCCCCGAACGCGATCTGCGTGGCAGTGCAGGCACTCGTGAACCACGGTGTTGCGTTGCCCCTCGGGGGTGGCCGCGAAGAAGGGCGGTCGAATTGTGATGTGGGCGAGCTTCCGGCCGTAGATCACCTCCACCTCGGCGTAGATGCCCTCGTTGCGCGAACCTCGCTCACACATGATGGTCCAGTCCCTCAGGCCAACCTGGTCGGCGATCTCGCGGACGTAGGGCACGACCCAGTCCGGTAGTGGCTTCGCCATCTACGCGGTCCCCTTCACGACTCGGTGGAACTGTCGAATGGCGCCATCCTGCGTCTTACTCTGCTGGTAGACCCGGTGGGTGCTGCTGTAGTAGGTCGTCTCCCCGGTCCTAGGATCGACGGCCTTGCGCACCGCCGGCGACTCGGCCCCCTTCGGCCCATGGTGCCAGACGGCCTTAGCGTCCATCACCTGCCGACGCTCCGTAGCGGTCAGGGGGCGCGTGGTGTCCTGGAGCACCTGGAAGTGCGTCCTACGCTTCGCCGCCATCCGCGTCCTCCAGCTCCTCGCCCATCTGCTCCCGCGCCGCCCGCGGGTCCGTCTCCGCCGGCGCCGCCCGCGGCGGGGGCGGCTCCTTCTCCAACTCTTCCTCGACCGCGTCCGGATCGCGGCCCTCGGCCTCCGCTACCTCGCGCACCGCCCGAGTGTGGGTGACGTAGCCCTGCAGCTCCTGCTCCTGCAGGCGCCCGGTCAGGGCTGTCCGCTCCTCCTGGGTCAGCTCGAAGTAGGCCGGCCAGACCAACTCCACCCCGTAGCTCTCGGGGTCGTCCGGAGACACGCCATCCAGGGCGCCGATCCGCGCCAGGCAGCGGGCCATCAGCTCGAGGAGTCGGGCGATCCCGTCCTCGCCGTAGCTGATCCGCTTGTCCTCGGTCGCCTCGATCTGCGGCAGGTAGAGCTGGGTCAACACCGCCTGCGTCAGGTTCCCCCGGTTGGTCACCTCCGCCGTGTCGATCTCGGATGACGAGGCCGCTGCCAACACCTGCTTGCGAAGGTCGCGGGCGTACTCCATCATCTGCGGCCGCAGGGCGTTGCCCGCCGGCGGGAATTGCACCTTGGCCTGCCGCCCCTCGCCAGCGCCGTCGCTCTTGAGGAGCACCGGCTGCCCGGGCTGTAGCGGCTTGTCGATGTCGTCGCCTTCCAGCTCGGCGTCGATGTAGATGGGGTTCGTGTCGCTGTCGAACTGGTTGCTGCGGTCCATCAGGTGATAGCACAGGTGTACCCGGTCGAGCACCCGGTAGAGCCCCCAGAGGTCGCCCTCGCCCCACACCTGATCCGTGTCGGTGTTCCGGATGTGCACCAGGGGGATCTCCCCGAACGGGTTGGCCTCCTGGCTAGCGATCTGCCACCCCTCGAAGTTGTCCGGCGTGGCCCGTGCCGCCGCCAGGTCGGCTCCCCTGACGGGCCGGTAATGCACCTCCTGCGCGTCCGTCCACTCCTCGCGGTAGTACCACTGCTCGCCGGTGCTCTGCTCGGTGTAGGGATACTGGATGCGCGCCATCAGGATTCGGTCGCGGTCATGGGGGTGGTAGTAGAGCCGGCACTCCTCGCACACGCTCAGGGTGGAGATGGGCGCCGGCACCGGCGCGTCCGGGCCGGCCCAGGCGAACTTGAGCACGATCCCGCCCTCGACCCCGCCGTGGACAGCCCGCGCCCGCATCCGCGCCCTCATCCGGTTGGCCTGCCACACGCCGCGCAGGAAGACCTCCAGCTCCTCGTTCTGGGCGCACTCGATCTGCACGCCCTGCCCGAAGAGCCACCGGGCGCCGCGGCGCACAATGCTCCGCGCGATGGGCAGGCACTTGGGCAGCGGCCCGCGGTCCTCCGCTTTCCACCCACCGAAGTAGTGCTCGGGGTAGGGGTCGAGTCGGTGGTAGGCCCACGCCTCCGCCGCCGTGGCCTGCACGGCCGGCAGGCCCGCGGGGAGGTGGCGCGTGTTGATGAGGTTGGCGGCCATCGCCGCCACGTCACTATCCACCGCCCTTGCCCTTTCCCTTCGACTTCTCGCCCGGCTGCGGGGGGTCGGCGGCTTTCTGCATGCGGGGCATGCAATCGGTGGGGCTGTGCTCGCCGCCCATCCGCTTCATCTTCGCCGGCATCCCGGCCTGCCCGCCCTGCCCGCCCATGTCCTTACGCATAACCGCCACGCTTGCCTCTCCGGCTCTTTCGCCCGCCGATTGTGCCCATCACGCGCATGCACCCATACACGAACGCGTCGACCAGGTCCTTCCAGCGCCCCTTCGGGAAGACTGCCAGCACATAAAGCAGATCCTCGACCCACCCCCGCGTCTCAGGGTAGATGGTCGCGTCCGGCAGCAAGATCCGCCCCGCCTCGCAGATCGGGGTCACCCCCTGGGCCCGGGCGACCTTGTCCGCCTCCGCCGGCACAGGGATGACCGCCAGGTCCGGCCGATTGCGCCGGATGTAGCGGATGAGCGTGGTCCCCGAAACCTTGTCCTCGATGTAGACACCGCGGAAGGCGCGCCCATAGACCTTGATGAGCCAGTCCGCCTGCTGGCAGAGGAACTGCTCCAGGTCCGGGGTAGACCAGTGCCCTCGCCGGGCGTCAAGGATGCACACCTCGCCGCTCGCCTTCTGGGCCCACGCCACATAGGCCGACTGGTCGTTGCTCTCCGCCTCCTTGAGCGCCGTATCCCAGGTGACCCACACTTCGACCACGTCGGTGAGGCTGCGGTAACGGCCGGCGAACCATGCCGCCTTGAAGAGGTTGCCCTCTTGCAGCGACGGCCGCTGTTGGAAGAGCGCCGTCCAGAAGTAGCTCCCCAGCCGCCTCGACAGCTTCTGCAGTCGCTCGATGGGATACCGCTCCGGGCAGAGGGGCTCGCCCGGCTGCCGCCAGTCCGGCTCCACCGAGCAGCTCTCGGGGAACTGGGGCGTCTCCTCCTCAGCAATGGCCGGCAGGCATACGATGTGCCAGCGCTCTGGCTCCTCGTCCGCTTCTTGCGCCAACACGAACCCCGCCAGGTCGTCCTCGTGCCAGCGCGTCTGGATGAGGATGACGGCGCCGCCCGGCTCTTCCCGAGTGCTGAAGGTAGAGCGATACCACTCCTTCTGCTTCTCCCGGATCGCCTCGCTGGCCGCGTCCTCGGCATTCTTCACCGGGTCGTCGATAATCCCCAGGTGGAAACCCTTGCCCGTGATGGGCCCGCCCACGCCGGCGGCCCACATACCACCGCCCGCCGGGGTCTGCCAGTGCCGGACCGCGGCCGCGTCTCGCCGGATCTCCCCGCCGGCCTGCAGGTAGTTGTCTCGTGCCGCCCGGCTGAGTGTATAGGCCAGCTCGGCGGCGTAAGAGTTAATCCCGACCCATCGCCCCGGATGCCGGTGCAGGTAGTAGGCCGTGAAGAGGCGGGAGACCTCCTCGCTCTTCCCATGCCGAGGCGGCTCGAAGATTGCCACCCGCTGCAGGTCGCCGTCCGCGACACGCTGCAGCACATCGGCCAGAACCTCGCAGTGCCGATACCACCGATACCCGGGCCGGACGATGCCGACGAACTCACGGAAGGTCAGGCTGCCGCTCTTCGGCGCGCTCGGCTGCCTCGAGAAGGCGAAACGCTTTGTCCGCAAGCACGCCGTGGTTGACTGCAAGAGAGTCGGCGTGCGCGATGCCGAGGAACCCTGGGCTCCGCATGTGGATGACCTGAGCCTTAAGCGTAACGAGGAGCTCACGGAGATACTCACCCACCAGTTCCCCCAACTCGTCCCTTTTTTCGGGATTAACCTGGGCGAACTCCCCGGCGCGCCGGCGCCAAGCCTTGACGGTGCTGACCGGGAGATGATACTCAGCCGCGACCTTATCCACCCCCTGGCCAGCGAGGAGCGCTGCCATCACAGCCGCCTTCAGGGTGTCGCTATGTGCTTTGCCGCGTGCCATCGGATTATTTCACGTGGAATAGAGCGCCGGCCGAATAGAAAAGGGCCGATCCCTGCCCGGGGACCGGCCCTTCCTGCCCGAAGGTGACCATGCTGGAGTCGGAGAGACACCTTCCCCACCTGTAATATACACCCTCCCCCGCCTGCTGTCAAGGGGCAGGGCGAACACCCGCTCGCACCCCTATCCCTGGGGCTGCTTCCGCCGCCTCCGCGTCGGCTTCATCACGCCGAGGTTGCTCTTGCCGTGCGCGAGGGTCGCATCCCGCCAGCACGATACCGTGTCCTCCTCGTCATCGACACCCCGGCACACCACCTCTTCGATGTCTTGTTCCACCAGGTGGCAGATCTCGTGCTGCAGCACCATTACATCCTCCTGCCGGGCCAGGTGCCGGCGTACGCGCGCCAGGTGCCGCGCTACCACCTGCTGCCGGATGCCGAGCGCCTCGGCGATCTGCTCCTGCGTTTCGCCGTGTGCGTGCAGAGCTAGCACCTCGAGCTGCCTCGGGGTGCATCCCGCGTCACGGCACTCCGCCAGGTACGCTGCCAGGCTCGCGTCATCCACGCCTCAGATCTCCACCACGACCGCCAGCCCCGCCCGGACGCACTGCCCCGCCAGCAGCCGCGCCTGGTCGTAGCTCAGACACAGCTTCGGGGCATGGCCGCGCACCTTGCGCACCGTGCGCACCAGCGGCAGATCCTCGAGTGGTACGGTCAGGCTCCCGTCCTCCGCGCGCAGGATGTGTACCACCGGCTCAGTCGAAGAGGGAGTAGTCATACGGATAGCCCTCACCTTCGTCGTCTTCCTCGTCCAGGAAGCACCAGTCTTCCGACCCACTCATCTCCCGCCGGTCGGCAGCCTGCCCGGCCACCTCCCGGTACTGCATCCGGCCCAGAGCGAGCACCAGGCCGATCCCCACGGCACCCGCCAGGCACCCGACCCAGATCACCCCCGGCTGCCGCCCGGCTGCCGTCAGCCACGCAGGAGGGGGTGGCACGTGCCCTGCCAGCCAGTGCAGCAGCGCCCCTGCGCCAGCCAGCGCCAATGCGATAAATGCCGCCAGCGCGACGGCCGCAATTGCCGGCAGCAGCCCCGCCACCGATGCCTCTCTTTGACCGCTGCCGGGCGCAAGGCGCAGCAGCCCGCTCTCGTCCTGGCCTGTGATCCGCAATCCTGTCTGTCTCACGTCAGCACCTCCCACGCCGACCACCATCTCTCCTCCGCAGCTCCGCGACCAAATCCCGCAGGGTCGGGTAGGGCCCCTCGTCCGGGCCCGGCGCGTCCGACGCGGCGCCTGGTAGCCCTGTTAGCCACCAACCCTGCTGCCAGTAGACCGATCCCTCCGGCGTGAGCATCACGGCCTCGCGCCGCTGCATTCGGGAGGGTTTCCCGCTTTCCGCTTCCTCTGGCACGCCGGGCATAGCCCCTGCCCAAACTCCCGCGTGCTGGTAGTCTGCTGCCCCTGGGTCAGCGCACGCCCACAGCCCACCTCGGTGCACACGTAGCTGCCCGACGCGGCCGCGGGGGGCGGGGGCG